TACAATATCTAATTTTGTATAACTTAAAGTTTTATCCCATTGACCTTTTGGAGTCATAAAAACTTTTCCGAGATTTTTTGCAGCCATTAATATCCATCCTCCTTTACTTCGTTTTGTAATAGATATCCATTTTGTATATAATAAGTAGGTGAGTAAGTTTCCAATGTGCCTGTCGTGAAATTAATCCAAATATCTTCATATTCATCTTCTTCATCCTCATCAAGTGCAACCATATCCATGATATTTCCATCTTCATCTTGAAAACATTCAAATGACATTGTAATTTCAGCAGGTGAATCATCAGAAGAAAAATTAATTTCCAATTCACGTTTTGGATAACATTTATATGCAATTAATCGCATTCCAACATCATCACCATCTTCATCTTTGCTAGCAGTTATCATTTGAATATAATAAGCAGAAGAATAATTACGATTATTGAATGCTATACGTTTTACATCTTCCGCTTTATTTTCAAGATAACCAACGACATAAGTTTGACCAGACTTAATATCAGAAGTTGTTTGCGCAATAAATGTTTTGTCCGCAACAGAACCTTTTATTTCTTTACCTGTAAAATCATTATCTGTATATACAAAAACACTCCCCATAATAGGAGAGTGCTGTAAAATAAGTTTTCCATTTACAGAAGCAGTAATATTTTCACGCCTTACAATAATTGCATCAGTTAATACTTGACCACCATTTAATAGAGAATATACTTTAAATGGATGTACTTGAAATGTAATGTCAATATTACCTTCAAGTGGAGATTCAAATTTGATATATTTTGAACCATTTCTTCTTGCAAAAACGGCATCAGAATTAAACCCATATGTTGTTGTATTGCAGAAGTCGACACGCATAACAGGAGCTTTGGTGTAATAATCTCGGATATCTAAATCGCAACAAGCACGATTCGCCATATTTTTGTCCATGATTATTCACCTCATTACTTTCCTGTATCTGATTTATCTTTTTCATTTTCCTTAATAATATCTCTCAATGTTGGGAGTGCGTTATCAATCTGTTCATCAATCCATTTCACAAGTTCTTCTTGATTTACAACTTTTGCAAGAATAGGATATTCCTTATAAATCTCACTGATTACTTCACTACGTTTAATACTTCCTGCCTTTTCCCATTCGGCATAATCTTTTTCAGCCTGAGTAATCAGTTTTAAGATATTTTCGGAAATCTGTTTCTTAGCAATTTCAATTTTCTTGTCTGTGGAGAGTTTTGAATATGATTCAATTTTTTTCCATAAAGCTAAAGCCAAACCAATGATAACTAAGATAGTAGTCCAATTATCATTGATTAAAGATAAGAAATTTTTGATACCATTTAAAATATCCATATGCGTCCTCCTTTAAAATATATAATTAATTGTGTATAAGCATAGACAAGAGTGTTTACAACACATTGTCTAACCAGTATATTTTGGAATATTTCCAGATTAATTTACACTTCTTTGCATTAACTTTCTTACAATGTTTTGTAGGACTTTGAAAATTTATTGCATTTTGTTTTGGATATAACGCAGTTACATATCCTCTATGTGTTTCTCCATTTTTAAATGTATACTCCACTAAATCTCTATGCTTAATCCCTAAAACATTATCTGTTTTTGCTTTGCTTTTTCTACGCATAGGTTTAATAGTCCATTCTTTCACATTACAGGCATCTGGTTGCAAACCAGTTATACAAATAGCATCATTAGCATGTGATTTCTCAATATTCCAAGAGTTCTTGTTGTTGTTTATAAAGAGCGTGATACTGTGACTGTGCTTGTTGTAATGCAGACAAATCCGCAAACATAGACTTTAATTTGTCTTGCTCTGTCTTATATGCATCTGTGCCTTTAGTTTGAGCTTGCACGACATCGTTTTGCTTTGCAATAGCTTTAGTCTGTTCTTCTATAGAACGTGTAAAATCATTTGCTTTAATATCATGTTGAACTGCTAAAAGACTTGATAATGCTTTAGTGTTTAATTTTACACCATTTGCTGTATTTTTAAACAATGCGGCACTATCAAAATTATCAATGTCAGAGAACATACCGCCTATAGAGGTAATTGTATCAGCAGTTAATCCCGTAGCAGATGAAGCTTCACTTGTTGCAGATTGTAACGTTGATAAACTTGCAGTGGTATCGGTTACTACTTTTTGCATATTTTCAAGAGTGAGACGAGATGTGTCTTGGACATTCTGAATCTGATCAACCATTTCTTCAAATGATTGTCCATCGTATTGTGTATCAGACAGCATAGTACCAAGAGTTTCTAAATCCTCAATACTTAAATCTCTTGATTTAATACCTGTTGTATCATCCCATCTTTCGGCAACTTTTGTTTGAATACCTCTTAATTCTTCCCATTGGTCTTTGATTCCAGAAGCTTCTCGCATTTGTTCCCGTGAAAAACTTTTACTTTTTTCACTAGCTTTATTAAGAGCAGCATCTGCTTCTTTCTGCCACGAATCAAATGATTGTTTAGAACTATCATCATTTATTGTAAATACATCATTTAATGCATCTTGAATGTCTTTATTTTGCAGTTCTTTGACAGCGGATTGACTCCAAGATTTTAATTTACTAATTGCTTTATCACCAGTAAACCCATTTTTTTCTAAATCTTCATATGAAAAAGAATTTATTAATGATGTAAGTTCACTGTCTATACTTGGAACATCATCTAATAAATTTTGATAAGCTCGTTGTTCTTGAAAGAATGCAGGGATATAACTTTTTAATTCATCAGCAGAGTTTTCACGTTGATTTCTTAAAGATTCTTGTGATCCAATAATAGTATTAAGGAAATCATTGGTGTCGCTATTAGCTTTAAGTTTCCCTTGTGAGTCGTTTAATTCATTTATTAATTTACCGAAGTCTTTTACACTAACTCCTGCATTATCAAGTGCGTCTACGAAATTACCATCATCTAACCATTGGTTTAAATCTAAAAATTTGTTACCACCTTTGCTTTTAAAAGCGTTTTCATATGCAGATTGGAATTTTTCCAATGATTGTAGCTGTTGGTCTGTACCTGCTTCCTCCCAAAACCAATTTTTATCTTGGTTAACTTCCGCATTTAATTTGTCGATTACATCTTTAGCATTTTTTACACTTTCAGTATATTGATTGACTTTTTGTGTTTTAAGAGTAGCTTTTAATGTATCAACATCTGTTGCGGCTTTAATAATCGGTTTTCCTAGTGAATCATATCCTGATACCAATTCTGGAAATTGTGTTGCAATCTGAGATGCCAATTCTTGATATTCAGCATATTCTTCGTTTGTTAATCCAAGATTTGTTCCTAAAGAACTCACGCCTTTTGAAAGAGTAGTATATTTTTCGCCATTTGTTTCAATCCAGGAAGAAGATTGTGCCATCTGCTCATTTATATCTTTATAATTTTGAATTACTTCATCGCCAGATTCAATTGCATGTTCTTGTTTATTAGATACATAATCAAATGCTGTGGCAATACCTTGAATTGTAGCAGAAACAGCAAGATTAGCCCCAATGTTAATTGCTGATGCCTTAAATACTGAACCAGCATCTTTTAATCCCGTTTTAAACGCATCCCATTTGCTTGTAACAACAGGAACTGTTCCACCTTGGCGTTGAATTGCCGCCGTTAAATTTTCAGTACTGGAAAGTGCTGCCTTATCAACATTATTCTTTTGGTCTAATTCGTGAATATAATTACCAATATAAGCACCATATGTTCTTTTAAAATCATTTGATGCGTTTGCATCTCTCAGAACAGCATCGACATTAGGAGCATTTCCTGCTCTGTATTGAGAAGTCATCAACCCCGATACTGTTTTAAGCGTATTATTTGTTGCAATTTTATTTTGCATATTAGCAATTGATTGAGCTACCTACGATTTTTATATACTTGGGATGTATATTGTGCTATAATGCATAAATGAAATTACTATAACTAAAATGAGAGATGGTTATATGGGAGTTGTAATATTTTTAATTATCTTATTCTTGTTGAAATTATTAGCTGACGGATCATTAGATTTTATTTACCCTATTATAATAGGAATATTAGCCATTATTTGTCCAATAGTGAGTTGTATATTACTTTATGATGGTGGACGTGAAATATTATTATCGTGTGCATTCCTGATTTTGATTACAATTGCAGAATTTATAACAGTAATATTTTTATCATCTAAATTTATTCTTACATCGAATGCTAAAAAGAATAGAAGAGTAATTGGATATATTCTAATTATTACCTCTGTATTGTGTATTTTACTAATTATGATTCGTTGTTTAATGATACTATTATAAACGAAGGAGATTTACATATGATACCAGAATATATAATTAATATACTAACAGATAAATTGCCATTGATTCAGAACATTTCAATTGAATATTTGAACTGCGGATATAAATGGCAAAATTAAATATATTTTTCAAGACACTTGAAATAATCAGGATATGGCTTTACAAATTTTGCAACTACTTCTTTAGTTGGTAATTTTGATTGAGTTGTCCATTCAGGGTTTAAAGAATTAAACTTCTGACGATTTGCGTCACTCATTGTAGCGTAAATACGCCAGTAAGCCTTTTCTTCTTCGGAAGAAGCATTTTCAATTTTATCAGCAAAAAGTTCTTGTTGAATTTTATACGCTAATATTTTTTGATATATTTTATTATATTCTTCTTTTAACTTAAAAGGTTTTGGAATTGGATATACAAGCCAATCAAATCTAGTATCAGGAGATTGTTCCATTTAAACACCTGCTTTCTATATGGAGGATTATTTATGAGTTTACGCAATGATAAAAAGATAATTTATAAATTACTTGAAGAATATAAGCAGTTATATTATGATATTCCATCTTTGGATTCAATTGAATATATTACTGGTGAAATTGATGCCTATGCACAGTTTAATACAGAAGAGTTATATAATCAAAAATACATATTGTATATTCACCCAGATTTATTCTCTATGGGAAATAAAGATATGAGAAATAAAATGCCTAGACAAATATTATTCCATGAGTTCACGCATATTTATGATTCTCTATTATTGCTGAATTATGATTTATTATCTTTTAAAAAGATTATGTGTAGTTATTCTGAAATTCACGCAAGTGAAATAGAAAATCGTGAATTAATTTTAACTCAAAATCCACCTTATAGTTTAGATAAAGTAGTAGTCGGAATGAAAGGTAATAAAACATTAGAAGAATATATTGATAAATCTATTGGTGAATTATGTGAACAATTCATGCCATCTGATGAAATAATTACATCCAAAACAGATATTTATGATTATCGAGAATTATATTCAGTTATTGGTAAACTTAGAGCATTAAATTATTTTAATATCAATTATGATTATAGTCTTATAAATATGATTACAAATTCTTTTCTGAACATAATTAATGAGATTATTAAATATGGACTTAATCTTGATATTGAAGATGCAAAAATATTTATGGAACTTCAAGACAAACTTATTGATTCAATAAATTCAGAAAAAGAACACAATAATAAAATATACAAGCTTCTCAATGAATAAGTACCAACATAAACATAATGGTAATGATATAAGATAGTATTACATTTAAAAATACACAAAATGTCACACTATAAACTGTCATAATATGACAAAACATAGGTTCTTAATTTACAAATATGGTAGTTATTGGTAAGATGATATTAAGCATTTTATAAATAGTTTTGCGGATTATTATCATAACGTTCATATTCATTACTATTTGGATAAAAATATTTTCCAATCAAATAAAGTAATTTCATAATTACTATTTGCAAACTACCACATATAAACCAATAAATTTCATAGATGATTCTCCAAAATGTTTTATATAATTTATTTTTCCCGTTATCATATTGCTCAATAATCCAAAAAGAATGATTTGTTACTATTGTTTCTATAACATTTGGATAAAATGTTAGTGCTATATAACGGTATAGTATATAAATAATTTTAAACATTATTGAATCACCACCTTGAGGATAAACATGACTAAGAAAGAAACAATTAAATTATTTTGTGAAGAATATAAAAATTTATACAATTTGGACGTAACACCTGAAATTAAACTGCGTAGAATAAAACCTGTAGCATATATTAATGGTAAAGAAGCTTATGATGGAATTTACAAAATTTATGTAAACAGAAAATATATTGCTCATAACATTGTTTATATGAGAGCAGCTTTATATCATGAGATGACACACATTGCAGATTCTATAATTTTTAAAAACTTACCATATAATGAATTTTTAAAAATTATGAGTACATATTCAGAAGTTCACGCATCCGAAATAGAATTTGAAACATTGTTGGAATATAGATCTATGCCTATAACTCCAAAAACTATGATATACAGTATAATTACAACTAAAACAATTGAAGATGAGATAAAAGGTTATATTACTCAATTTAAATTAGATTTTTATTCAAAAACATTCAATTATTTATTTTATACAATTGGAAAAATAAGAACTTTACAAAAATATGGTCTTGATTATGAAAGAGAATTTTTATATATGATTTCAGAATTTGAATTTATACATGAATATATAAAACTTATATTACATTCTGATGACATTGATTGTGAAACAATATTAAAAATATTTGACATTCTTCAAGAACACCGAAACCATGGTGATGTTTTATTAAATAATAATTCTTTATAAACAAATTAAAGAGACTGATAACAGTCTCTTTAATTTGTAAATGATATATATGTCATAACTGTCAAACAAACAGACATAATAGCCATGCAACTCAATATCAAAATTCTATACATCTTATCATTCATAATTGCATACCCCTTGTTATTTATTTGAATAAAAGTATAACACGATATACTATTGCATTTAATAGTATGCAAAATTGTTGGATTAAATTACATAATCGTATCATTAATTCTATATTTGCAATATTTATATATGTCGATACAACCATATATAAATAATTCCCAACTGCTGATGGAAGAGTAGTATATAGAAACTATCCCTGAATTTATCGGGCATCCATCTTCCCTATCGCTAGAGTGCATTTTTATGATTCTATATAGAACCATACTTTCGTTACGCTCGTTGAGGTCGGCATCCATTATAATGAAGCCCTACCTGCGGATTACTTCGTAGTTTGGATTGTTACTATACCGCATCCTTTCGGATTTGCCACTTATACCTATTTAATATAAGTTTAGTACCAAACTCATGTGACATAGCCTTTTGAACTATGAAAGTTTCCCGTTCTGAAATTCAATACAGAAGAGTAGCGCATTACCGCTAACTCCATTTTAGAAAGTCACCAGAGAGTCCTTGCTTATAAATAAGCTCGTACACATTACTGCTAAACTCTCAAGCGGCATAAGTCATTTTGAAAAATGCATGGGGCGAATCCCATGTACTCTTACCGCTGTTGTTTTTACCTTGGAAAATACCTAATCCAAGTGCCATAACATTAGGCAAATTAACAAGCTTGCTATCTGATTTTGCAAGTTTTGTCATTACACCTAAAGCTTTTGTACCAGTATCTACAATACCTTTAAACATATCGGTGCTAATTGCACTGGTAGAAAAATCTTGAAATTGAGCCTTCAAATGAGAGAGAGAAGCTTCAATACCTTTATTCCAAGATTCAAGTTCTCTTTCACCTGATCCATCTGCATCATTTAATGCAGTTTGAAGAGATTTTCGAGCAACGTCAAAATTGGTCATGAGGGAGGAAACAATATTACCCTGGCGTTTGCCCGCTATAAGTTCTGTTAAACTTGCCTGCTGAATATCTGTTAAATCTTGCCACTTAGTAGATAATTCATCGAGAATATCATATGTAGATTTAAACTCATTTTCATTTTTCATAATATCCACACCACTAAGAGCCATAACTTCTTGTCTTAGTTTTGCGGTTGATTTTGCCATACCTTCGGTGTCAAGACCTGCTTTTTTCATGTCTGTTGACGCACCTCTGATACGCATTGAAATTCCTTGTATTTTAATATGATCGCAACTCATATTACTTTATATAAAAATAAAGCTCATGGCTTCCCATGAGAGTAGACTATTTCTTAACCACGTTTTATGAATAAAACAGCAGTCACACCTTTTCGTTTAAAGGTATTTAACCAACGCCATTTACTTGCGTCCTACGAGTATTGACTTAGATATTCGAGATTTCCACTCTTATTTTATAATCTAATTAGATATTTCTAAGTCCCGACATGGCTCTAGTCGTTGAACCTTTACCCTCGACTCAAGTACCGTATGATCTACGGAATACGTTAGGGTACTTGGTTGCATGAACAGTGATTCCTAATTTATACAAAATTAGTAAATATGATATTTAGGTTTTTGACCATGTATCATCCTTACGTTGTTTCTGCTTTCGCCCCATCATAGTGTGATTATCTCCACTATTGTGGTGTAAGGCTTTACACTTTACCTGCTTAGTATTAAATGTGTTCCACTATGCACATTTCTGTACATAAAGACAATTTCGATAAAATTTTGTCTTAAAGGCTGTCATAACTGTTACTTTCGGGACAATTACCCTACTGACCATATTTAATTAATATGGCGGTTAGTCATTTCTGGCTAACTCTCACATTTCATTTTTAGATTATAGTGTGAGATCGGACTGTATCTTCTAACAGTAGCGGAGGTCATTATGTTACCATAATAACCATTACAGTCTCTGAGGATTCAATATAGAATTAATATCAGCGAATCAAATCATTGGGGATTAATTACGCTATTTTGTATTTGGTTAATTCGTTACTTGACATATCTTGATATGGAATGATTAGATTATCAGATAAAACTAGATCGTTATTCTCTAAATGATAATTAAAAGAATGATAATTATTTAAAATTCCGTTTGAACTGATATACTTCAATATCAATTTTTTGCATAAATCAATATTATTATTTATATCATCTTCCCACAAATAAAGTATCTCTATATTATATTGATTTTTAATATATGTATGTTTTGCTTTATCTTTTGGAACTCTTTTTATCTGTACTTCCTGTTTAATATTCTTATATTTTAACGGATTACAATGCCAAAAATCACCCATTATTTCAATCATTAAATTAAATTCAGATAAATAATTATCTATTGAAAAATACTTACAAGAATATTCATTTTCGTATTTTATATTAAGCGAATCTAATAATTTATTGATTGTAATTTGTGGGGTAGAAGTAGTAAATGGAATTTTCCCGTCAGAGAGTATTTTTACTGCTCGTTGTTTAGAAATATCTTTCCATTCTTCACTTTGCGACCATACATTTGCATACCAATCACGTCTACATTTTTCTGAACAAAAATTATGTTGACCATTTTCAGTTTTATATAATTTAACAGAATAAGGTTTTCCACAACATTCACATTCAATTTCTACTTGAGTATATCTTGGGTTCTTTTCTCCGATTTGTAATTTTTGCCACTCATTTTGACATTTGGTGGAGCAAAATTTTTGAGTTGATTTCTTACTTACTTCAAAAGAATTTCCACAAATAGGACATTCTCTTGATTCAAATACTTCGTTATGTTTAAATTCTTTTTGACATTTATTACTACAAAAGTGATGTTTTGCACGATTATATTGAGTTTTTGTTTGGTAAATATCCTTACCACAATTTTCACATTGAATATTATATCCACTTTTTTGACCTTTTTTTGGCAATTTAATTTCTCCTATATTTATAAAAAATACAATTTACAACCTTCCCAATTGTTGTAATCAAATATTAATTCTATATTGTCTTTCCTTAGTCTATTCCATCTCTGGGTTTTGACTAATATAGCTACTTTTAATGTCGGCATAGCCACATACCGACAGAATCCGGATCTTGTACGACACTATTTGCTGCCGTAATTAAGGCTACAGTTTCTTCAAATGTGTTGTTTGCAGCTTTCATTGATGAAGCTGATCGAGTTAAACCATCAAAAATACCTGCCGTATCAATCGGTTCAGTATTCGCAACCTCATTTACAACATCAACTACTTTGGTTACTTCATCAGCATTCATTTGGAATCCTTTTAATGTAGAAATTAATCCACTAGATGCGGATTCCTGTGTCATATTATCTCCTACTTTTTGTAATAGAGATGTAGCGTCTGATAATTTTTTGGCATCATCTAATTTATAACCTAGTCTTGACCAATCAGCGGTACTACTAATAACATCACTAATTGTCGATCCATATTTTGTTGCGCTTTGAGCTGCTTCATCCCAGTATTGCGATAATTGTGTACCAGAAGCATTACTAACTTTTGTTAATTCAATCTGTGCTGCATTTACATCTTTAACAGCAGAAATTGCTTCTGTTGGAAGTTGAACTATAACTCGTTGCAAGCCAGCATAAATTCCAGTAAACTGAGCAATTTGTCCAAGCGCACGTTTCGTTTCACTCCAAGTAGAATTACCACTTAATCCTTCCGCTTGGATTCTTGATTTTAAATTTGTAAATGCCTTATCATAACTAGCTTTTTCTTCAACAGTTGTCATTGAACGATATTGTTGTTCTAGTTCTTTCAGTTCCGCTCCATATTTCTTAACTGCTTTAGAATTTGCATTCATATATGAAACAACTTTATTTCCAGATGCACTAGCGATAGATGGAGATAGTGCTTTTGACGATTCGTCTCTAATTTGAGACAAAGTATTCTTAAAAGTATCTCCTGCTTTAGTCATATCTTGAAAAGTTTGTTGTAACTGTTTTTTACCTAAAACATTAGATCCATTGTAATGATTTTGAAGTTTATCTAAAGCCTGATTATATGAGGCTAGAGCCGCTGTAGCATTTTGAATATTTGCAGTATCTTGAGTTCCATATGCCCCTAATTGTTTGCTCATTCTGGATGATGCGGCTGCATATTTTCCTGTGTCAATATTATATTTTAATTTATTTGTAGGGTATCTGTTTGGATTGTTGTTCCTACTAGGATTGTTATTTCTAGGTAAATTATTATTCGGTATATTTGTGGTAGGCATACCTTTAAGCATATTTTGAACTTGTTTAATTTGATTTATCAAATTGGTAAGTTGCTTTTGCCCTTTAACCTGAAAATTAAGAGA